AAAGGTAATGTCTAAGTGAACCGCGCAAGTTTTTCATCACTAATGTCTAAAGGAGGACAAAAAATGAAGTATGGCAAAAAGAAACCTATGAAGTCTGTCAAAAAGAAGGTAATGAAGAAAAAGGCGAAGCCTAAAAAGAAGGGGTACTAAATGCCAGAAACAAAAAATGTTGAAGTTCACGTTACTGGTGTTTCAATGTCAGGAGCTGTGAAAGATGACAACAAGCGATCTGCTCCAACAGATCAGAAAAAATCTGGAGAAAAGGCGGCTAGAGATAGCTGAAGATATGGTTGATGGACGCATGACGGACATCAACGCATACCACAAAAACGTAGGAATCGCGGAGGGTTTAATGCAAGCCTCTGAGGTTATCCGCGAAACATTGAAAAAATTAAACGAAGAGGATGTATAGCGTGTCTCATCAACATGATCGAATATTTACAGATGAAGAAACCAATGCCACTATTGGATCTCATCAATTACCAGTTCCCTTAAACTGGAAAGTTTTAGTTCAGCCAAATCAGGCAAAGACAAAAACATCAGGTGGAGTTCTTCTGCCAGAATCATCCAAAGATAACGAAGAATATCTAACAGCTCATGGGACTGTGTGTGCCTTGGGTGACTTAGCGTATCGTGACAGAGATACAGGCCAGCGATGGCGGTCTGATGTATCTCCAAGGGTTGGAGATCGCGTGACCTATGGTAAATACGCTGGTCAGAAACTTGTTGTAAAAGGCGTCAAATTCCTTCTGCTGAACGATGATGAAATCACATCGATCTTGCCAGATGGTGTTGAAGTCGCAGCATATGTGGGGTGATTGATATGGCAGAAAAAGAACAAATTCTGGAAGAGATCGAAGCCGAAATTCAAAAAGCTAAAGGTGAGCCAGAAGATTTTGAAATAGAATTGGTCGATGAGCCTGTCCAAGAAGCTAGGGAAGAAGCAAAAGATCAGGCCGAAGCGAAAGAAGATGACTATGGACCAAAAGTTCAGAAGCGTATTCAAAAGCTAGTCGGTCAACGTCGAGAAGCTGAAATCCAAGCTAGGCAAATTCAGGAGCAGAATGAGCAGCTCCAGAAACGTCTGTCGCGCTTGGAGCAGGGATCTCAGCAAAACGCAGAAAAAGCGTTCAATCAACGCTATAACCAAACAAAAGCAGCTTTACACAAGGCTGTTGAGGAAGGTGACACAGACGCTCAAGTATCGTTCCAAGAGCAAATGGCCGACATGCGAGCTGCTATGCGTATTGCCGAAATGCAGAAGCAACAAAATCAACAACGTGCGGCGGCTTCGCCTACGGTGGGTCGAGCGCAACAAGCCGTACAAAACCCAGCGCCAGAAAAAGCAATGCAGTGGTGGCAAGCCAATAACTGGTTCAACGCTCAAGGTTTCGAGCGCGAATCAGCGGCGGCACGTTCAATTGATGTTCAGCTTGACCTAGAAGGTTATGACAAAAATTCTGACGAATATTATCATGTTTTAAACAACCGTTTACAAAAAATGTTTCCTGAGATATCGTCGGAACCAAGTCCTAGTAAGGCAAGAACGAAAAGTAGACCACCAGTCGCCCCAACTACAGGCGGTTCTTCCAGCTACAAGGGCAATAGAGTTAGGATGTCGCAAGAACAACTCAGAATGGCTAGAGAGCTTGGAATCAATGATGAAAAAGGTCTTAAAAAATACGAAGCCGAAATTCGGCGTCAACAAAGGAGCCAATAATAATGTCTGAGAAAAGAAATGTTCGCGCAAACGAAGCTCGCAATTCTGTGCGTGATGAGGAATCTCGTCCCATGACGGCATGGAAACCACCATCACTTTTGGATGCACCCGAAGCACGTCCCGGTTATGTTCAAAGGTGGGTAGCTACCTCGATTCAGGGTAAGGATAGCCCAGACAACGTATACAAACGTATGCGTGAAGGATGGGAACCGCGCCCTGCTGATACTGTGAAAAGTAAGTTGTTTCCAACTATCAATCACGGCCAGTGGGCAGGATCAATTGGAATTGAAGGCATGTTGCTCTGCGAAATGCCAGAAGAAGTTCATGTTCAAAAGCAGAACTATTTTTCTGGTAAAAACGAAGAGCTTAATGAGTCAATTGCAGGAGATCTTGATGCGTTAGGACGGCGAAGTGGACAACCAATCTATCAAGAGCGGAAGTCTGAAATCAGTCGTGGCAGATCTCTTTCTGCCGCAAGCGACTAAATTAACGCTAAAAGGAGCGAAAAATGGCAAATGCAGATGCAGCCTTTGGGTTTGTCCCAGTTCGTCACATGAGCGGTAATGCACCTCGCACTAACCAATACACCATCACAAGTGGTCTTGCAGAAAACATCTTTACAGGTGACCTTTGCATCCTCACAGCAGATGGCGTTGTTACTCCACATTCGGCAACGGAAGTGAATAACATTGGTGTTTTTGCGGGTGTGTCTTACACAGCAAGTGACGGTTCTTACGTCTATAGTGAATACTGGCCGTCAGGCACAGTAGCTACTGACATCATCGCATATGTATATGATGATCCATATACTGTGTTCAAAGTTCAGTCAGCGGGTTCCCCTGCTCAGACCAATATCGGCAACTGCGCCGATGCTGTTGCTGGGGCTGGGTCCACAACGACTGGTCAATCAGGCTTCGAAATCAGTGGAACAATGGCGGCTGGCGCTGCTACTTGTAAGCTGATTGCATTGGTGGATTCACCAGAAAATGCATTCGGGGCTAACGCTGTCATGGAAGTGCTTATCAATGAGCATCTTCTTAAAGACAGTGCTGGCATCTAAGGAGGGTATAAACAATGGCTATGAATAGAGCAAATTTTGCTAAAATGCTTGAGCCGGGTCTGAATACTCTTTTCGGACTCGAATACGACAGCTATCCAGCCGAGTATGAGGCAGTTTTTGAATCAAACACTTCACAAAAAGCGTTTGAAGAGGACGTCCTCTTATCCGGATTTGGAAATGCTCCAACAAAATCAGAGGGTTCTGCGGTTTCTTATGACGCAGCCTCTCAACAGTGGACTGCGCGTTATCAGCACGAAACAATCGCTTTGGCTTTCTCAATTACTGAAGAAGCTGAAGAAGATGGCCAGTATGGTTCGATTGCTTCTCGCTACACAAAAGCGTTGGCTCGCTCAATGGCCTCTACTAAAGAGATCAAGGCAGCTAACATTTTGAATACCGCGACAACTGTGAATGGTGGTGATGGCGCTCCTCTTTTGAGTGCAGCACACCCAACACAGGCTGGAAACCAGTCTAACATTTTGGCGACACCCGCCGATTTGTCTGAAGTGTCACTTGAAGCAATCCTTATTCAGATTGCTGACATGAAAGATGATCGCGGTCTTCGCGTTGCAGCGCAGGGTACGCAGTTGGTTATTCCAACAGCTTACACTTTTGTTGCAGAGCGTCTGCTGGAATCTCAGCTTCGCACTGCTACTGCTGACAACGATATCAACGCGATTCGTCAAGGTGGGTATCTTCCAAAAGGCTACCACATTATGCGCCGTCTAACAGACAGCGATCAGTGGTTTGTCCAAACGGATATTCCTGATGGACTGAAAATGTTCCAACGCTCGCCTATGAAAAAAGGCATGGAAGGTGACTTCGAAACTGGCAACGTGCGCTACAAAGTGCGTGAGCGTTACAGCTTCGGTGCTACTGACTGGCGTGGGGTCTTCGGATCACAAGGCGCTTAATTACCTAACTTCTCCTCTCTGTTAGGTTTGATTGAGGCGGTCTTCGGATCGCCTCTTTCTTTTTGTTTGGATGTGATGTATATTTTTGGGAAGGGCATCATATCAGCTTTGTAGACAGGTTTACTTGCCCACCTGACGTTGCATAGACTGCAAAGCAAATCCTTATGCAAAAAGGTACTAAAAATGGCTAATACTACATTTACAGGTCCAGTCACTTCCACCAACGGCTTTATTGGTGACATCATTGTTCCTACTTACACAGTTGCAAATGCTCCATCTGCTTCAGATGCTGGAGCTGGTACTGTTGTATTTGTTTCAAACGGTGCGGCGGGTGCTGCTATTCTAGCTTTCTCTGACGGAACAAACTGGAAGCGTTCTGACACTGGTGCTACAATCGCAGCAGCATAAGGAAGTAGGTTATGAGTAGGTTCAAACCCGCATCCGAAGAAGAACTAGCAGCACGAGGAATCGGAGCTGTTAAAGTTCGCGCTCGAAAATCAGATGGCACACTTAAAGCTGACGATCCATCCACGCCTGATGTAAATGAGGCTTGGGAAGACGCTCCAGTTGCAAAGAAACGTGGCCGTCCTGCAAAAAAGAAGGACTAGCAAATGGCTGATATTTCCTCAGTAAAAAAGCTAAGTGATAGCACCAGAGAGGCCGTGTTTGCGTTCCAATATCAATACGTTGATACTGGCGACGAAAGTGCTGTTCTCAAGATTGATGTTTCTACACTTGCTCCCAACGCGAATGGAGAGGCTTGCACGGCTGTTCGCATCATCGAAGGATGGTGGGTTATTAAGAGCATGACTGTGCGGATCTTGGCAGACGCTGACGTAGACATAATCTTGATGAATATTGGTGACGACGATATTGGTTATCACGATTTTTCAAAGTTTGGTGGCCTTCCTTCAACAAAGTCGTATGGAACAAACCCAACTGGGGATATAAAATTTACGACTGATGGAGCTGGGGCAGTAGGTGATTCATATCAATTGGTTCTAAGGGTAATCAAAGAATACTAGGAGTTTTCAATGGCAACTTCAGGAACCGTGGCGTTTCAACCAAATGTCGAAGAAATCATAACTGAAGCATTCGAGCGTTGCGGTATTGATACCCAAACTCAAACTGGTGATAAGGCTGTGTCTGCACGGCGCAGTCTCAACCTACTCTTTTCTGAGTGGGCTAATAGAGGTATAAACTACTGGGCTGTAGAGCAGCAGACTTTGACGCTTGTTAATGGAACGCTGCAATACACACTGCCAGTAGGGACAATTGATATCATCGATGCCGTGATCCGCGATACCTCTGGAACAGATACGTCTGACCAGACCATAAATCGTGTATCGATTGCAGATTATAATCAGCTTCCAAATAAAAACTCTGGCGGTAAGCCAAGCCAGTATATGCTAGATAAGCAATACACACCTGTCGCATATTTTTGGCAAGTTCCAGATAAGACAACATATAGCATGGTGTACTGGGCAATTAGGCAGCTTGATGATGTCACCGCATCCAACCAAGATCCAGATATTCCATATCGTTGGAATGAATGTATATGTGCTGGTTTGGCAAGTAAGCTGGCAATGAAATTTGCAGTTGATAAATTTAATATGTTAAATGAAATGTATGAAAGATCATTTAGTTTTGCAGCAGCGTCAGATAATGACGGTGTATCTCTGAGGGTTCAGCCCACTGCGCTGAATTTATATTGATGGCAAAATACGCAAGAGGCAAAAAATCCCAAGCGATTAGCGACAGAGGCGGTCTAAAGGTTCCGTATACGGATCTTATGACGACTTGGGATGGCCTTCGCGTGTCTCCAGATGATTGTGAGCCAAAACAACCACAGCTCACACCCGCAAAGAATGTTGTCGATGCTACGGCACTATTTAATCCGCGCCCAGATACAGACCCCGAAAATGCCGAGGTATTTATAGGGTACAACTTCGACTTC